ACATTAATAACATCAATTATTTGATTTTCACCAAAATTCAAAACGATTGGCGGTAAATAAGTTTTTGGTGTTAAATAATCTAAAACAAATGTTCTTAATTGTTCAAGTGCGATTGGATTTTCTGGATCAGAAAGTGAAACTTTTAATTCTTTTCTATCTGAAGAAATATCAGATATAAACATTTTTGAACTAAATGCACCACCAATAAAATTTCTAAAGAAATTATAAACTACTCTATATGTAGATGATTGTAATTTTAAATCAAAAATATCACGGTGAACATCTAAATGTATTTGTCTTACTTTATTATCAGTACCAACATCTATTTTCCAAGATTGTAAATCATATAAAGAAGTTATATAACCACCAAGTGGATTAAATACATGGATTTCTACACTTTCTATACTATCAGCAGAATTTACAGAATTTAATATTAAATTATTAAATTTAGGCACAACCGTTTTAGTTAAAGAACTTGTACTAGTTCTTAATCCACGAATTGGCTCTTTTGATAATAAAATATCATTAACATTTTTATAATTAAAATTTGGCATATTTTTTTATCTCATTCTCTTTATGGTAAACCACTAGTATTACCACCAAAACCCTTTATTACGGCGTCTTGTAAAATTTGTAATTCGTATCGTAATGCGTTTATTCGATCCCGATAACCACTATTAGCTTCTGCTGTACTTTTTTCCGAGTTAGATAGTTGTGTCAACTGATTTTCTAATTGTGCTATTTTTGCTCGTAAACCATCTGGAGAACTTGAATTAACATTTACTAAACTTGATAAACTCTTAATAAATTTATCAGCTGCATCATCTCGCATTAAAGTTGCATTTGCTGCAAGTTGTAAAACATTTAATTGTGAAGTTATAGCGTCTTCTATTTCATTAAATGAAGTATTAATGATATAGTTAAGACTACTCATCAAGTATCTATCATCAACAAGATTAACATCAATCATTCCTTCATTATTTTCAGAACGTATATGTATTATCGCACCAGCAGAATTTCTTTGTAAGTTATCACTCATCTCGTAACCTTAAAGTAATAATTATTATCAAAAACTTGAACATTGTCTCCACCACTCGATTCAACTTTAAGTACAACTCTATAAAATCTCTCAGGTTGAAATGAATTCATCCAAAGATTAAAATAACTGCTTGTACTATCACAACTTATCTTAGAACCAGTTGTATCAAATGGTAAAATTATTTCATCTGTATGTGCATCCCTTATTTCATAATAAGACGAAGATGGTAAATAATAATTTGTAGTTTGATAAGATTGTGTTGTGTAGTTTTTTTGTGGGTATCGTGTATTTGCATAAATTCTTATTTTTGCTTTTTCACTTTCAGCATAATTCTTTTTCAATCCTACATTTATGTTTAGATTTTCTAAAACTGCGTTGGATAAACTGCCAGTTGAATAACTTGAATCATTCCAAACTACATGAAGTCTTGGAACATAAATAGTATTACTGTCTGTACCAAAGAATTTAAGACTTGCTAATGATTCTGGTGTTTTTTCTAATTCATCGCTAAATTTTATAAGCATACCATCATTATCGAAGCGTCCAGATCCAGTTATCCATTTTTTAATTATGCTAGTAACATCCATATAAACATCTGCTGTTTGATATGAGAATACTTGTGAACATTCTAAATTGTCATAGTTCCACCAAGTACCACCGCCCGTTTTTGAGTAGTAAGATGAAGTAACATACGCTGAAAGGTTTACACCAAATAAAATATTAGCATCAACCCAAGTCATTGAAACATTATCCCATTCATAATTTGCAATCGTAGGTGGAATATTCCACGCTGAACCAACTGCTTTAGATGTTCTATATTTCCAAGAAACACCGTCAGTTGTTACTGGTTTGTGAGACATTTTTCCAGTACCGTTTGTCCAAGAAGCACTTAGTGGATATGCATAAATTGTATATTCTTGTGGTATTTCTTTTGCATCAACAGATTTCAACGCTAAATAATATTTGGCGTTTTGGGATATTTTACCTGCATTAACTCTACTTTCTATATCAGAAACATCGAATTTAATAAGAATTCTACTATTATAAGATTTAGAAATTTCTGTATTTTCGTGCATAAGTTCCAATAAAGAATCGGTACCAGTATTCATTGATTCTGACTTTTCATATATAGTAGCGTCTTTTTCTGGATATATTGTGTATATCATTAGAATGCCCTCACTTTACCAAGAATATCATTGTCTGGGTATTTTATTTCAAATATTGATGGATCTAACGATGGAAATATAACACCGTTTTTAGTTGCTCTATCTAAATTATAAACGTGTTTTGAATATCCAAGTGTTTGGTCACTTAAATTTTTAAATTTAACACTAACTACTGTTTGTACACCGTCCACTCTGTCCAACTCAGTATACACATTACTAACCACAATAGGTTGATTTATTTGCCATTTTTTAATATCAAAATATTTTTTAAGTCGGTCTATACATCGTAAAATTACTTGATTAGAATTTTGGTCAGGTAGTGTTATTACGTCAAAATCAATTCCAATGTTTATTATATAAGCGTCTTTTATTTCAATAGCGTCTGTTAAAATTCTATGTTCATTCAAGTACATTTTTAAGTTTTCTTTAGTTGCGGTATTAATAGTTACTAATTTACTCTTACCGTCATATCCTAAAATATAAAATCCTAAAGCAAGTCCATTTTGTCTTCTATCACTATAAAAAACATCATCATATGTTAACTGAGTATTTCTTGTTACATACGCCTTTGCAATAGAACCATATCTTGCTGGTAAACTATATGCTCTTATTATGTAATCTTCTTTAGTAACTGCTCTGTTTTGAGTAGCAAAATTAGAAAGTGTATTTTGCCTTATTTCATTTTCATCTTCCGCTCCCGTACCACCGACTGCGGGTTCTACATTATTAACTGCTAAACTCGATATACATTGATTAAGTAGTGTACTATCTAATCCAGATTCGTCTATCAAAATTTGTCTTGAATAAACTTTAGTTATAAGATCAGAACTTATATTATCATCAATACCACCACCAGTTGTATAATATATTGTTATCTCAGTATTATTTGGTGCTAAACCATATGATTTTGTGTTCAAGAAGTTTGAAGGATCTATATTAAGAGAAGTTGAACTTTCTATACCAGTTAAAGAACTTCCTACTAAATCTGGATTTGGAACTAATATTTCATCATCAAAATTTGTCATTCCACCACCAAAAACTATATCATGTACATTTTCTGGACCATACTTTACCGTAAATCGTCTTGACACACGTTTTAACTTTAATAAATAGGGTGTTTCATTTCTATGAGCACTTAAAACTTTATCATTTCTTGGTATATTTGGAACTGGTTCAAATACTGTATCTTGTGCTAAATAAGGAACATATGTCCATCTATTTCCCTGTGTATCTTCACCATATAATATTTCTATTAGATTTGGCGCTGTTATTTTAACAGTATCATATTTTTTAGGCGAACCAAAAGAAAATGATTTACTTTCTATTCTACCAGAAATTGAAAGTACTTTCTTTTTTAATAACCAAAAGGTAACTTCACCTGTAACATCATCTATTTCAAAAGGTGTTATTTCGGTTGGTGAAAAACTACTACTAAATCTAAAATCTAAATACTCGGTTGTTCTAAAAGTAGTACCACCCGAAAAATTATCAGTTCCAACCTGCATACCGGGTTCTATTGCGAATGCATAAGAAAAATCAGGAACTACATCAAGTCCAGAAGTTTTCGATGGTACTAATTGAAAAACATCCAATAAAACATTTGCACCACTTCTTAATCTCGGAGTATAACCCATTGATTGTGCAATATTCATTATATTTTGTTTTTCTGTAGCATGAAGAATCATTGATTCTTGTAAAGCTGTATCAGTATAAAATGATAAAACATCACCCACATAGGCAGCCATTTCCATGAACATCATACCAGGTGATGCTTCATTAAAATCTTTATAAGTATCTGGAAAATAATTCTTTGCAAAATCAATTAAGTTACTTTTAATGGAATTAAAATCTCTACCTAAATAACGTACATCCTTTTTAATCAAATCAGCCATTATATAACGCCTCTTGTATGGTTAAATTACCAGTTTCAGATATAAATATAATTATTGGAAAATAACTAGGAGTTCCTCCTATATTTATATTAAGTTTAACACTAACTGCATGATCGTTTTCAACTATTTTGTCACTTGTATTTACATTAATTAATACTTCAGAGTTCGTAACACTCAAAAACGGCATCCATCTTGAAATAGCAGATGTTATAGTTCCAATCAACGTTTCTTTAAAAGAATCTTCATCTGCAATATTTTCAAATAATATATATCGTATATCAGTTCCAAATTCTGGCTGTAAATATCGCTCACCTCTTTGTGTTAATATTAACATTTTTAAATTTGTAAGAATTTGTGTATTATTTGTAAATGTATTATAAAAAATACCACTTGGATTATTAAATGGAATACTAACACCAATTGGTTTATTAACACCACTTGGATTTATAAGAACTACATCGTTAATAGAACCACGCATTCTTTGCCGAAAATTAACGCTTGCCATTTAATCAACCTCCATTTTTTTCTTGTATCTTTTTCATTAGTGCAGAATAATCTCGTGTTAATGCGCTCATAACTTCAGACGGTACTTCTGATGGATTAACTCCGTGTGGTATTGCACCCATACTTTTTTGTGAATACCCTTCATTCAAATAACTATCTGAATTTTCATAATTATCATCTTCCATACTTTCTTGTAAACTTCTTCTTGTTTCCGCCAACAAATCTTGAATGCTTGAAAATTCGCCTTTAACTTGCTTTTGCTTCGTTGGTTTAGCAGTAGATGTTTGATTCTTGAATAACGAAACACCGTGATGGAGTGCTTCTTGTTGTACTTTCTTTTTTGAAGATTCTGTTTTTACTTTTTTTTCTAAAGCGTATTCAATTTCTTCACGTATTATTTCACGTATTTTACTGAAAAAGTTTTTAGTATCCATGTTAAATCCTTTATATTACTTTAAAAATGATGAATTCACTATAGTATTCATTTTATTTATTATCACACCATAATCTTTATAAACGATGAATTCTGCAGCATTTGGGTTGTTTTCTAAAAAATCAAAATAAGTCTGTACAACTGGAGTTATTTTCCAAGGAGCAGAAATTCCTAATCCAGATCTGTTTGTAGCGTGTTTAGGAAAAGATCTAGTTATAACACAAAATCCACCTCTTGTATCACCCGCTTCAGAATCTGGAAAGTCACCAACACTTGTACCCCAAATACCCATTGCATTACCAACATTACCTCCTTTACCACCTACTGATGTATTGCCACCATAACGATAAACTGTACCATCTACATCTAACGCTAAAACCGTTTCAACGTGGCCAGAATGTGTAATAATAGCACCACCCCAATCTAATTTTAGAATAGCGGTTTTTATCAAGTCAGCCCCAATGGTTGTCAATGTTGTAGGTTTACCACCACCAGTTAGTTGATAATGAACACCTGGTATAAACCAAAGTTGGTTTATTCTTCCCTTATTCGCATTTATATAATCGTCATCATACGGATGTTGACATTTTTCAGCACCAAACTTATCACGAGCTTCATACCATTTATTTCTAACTACATATCCAGGATTGGGTGAGTTTGAAACAGGATTACGTGAAAGTGCATACCATCGTGATTCATCCCATGGGTCATTTTCTCCTTCTTCTAATCTCGGTCTATTAAGTGGTAGTGGTTTACCAGATAGTTTAGAATCAGAATTCCATAGTACATCACTTTCATACGCTGTAACAAGAGTTGGTCCTCCACCAAGTTCAACATTACCTTTTCGATTAAAAAATGCTGTTGATATACCACACCAATGCGGTTCGTTTGCCCAGTTTAAATTAATATCTGGACCATTACCAGCCAGAAAATTTCCCGCCATTGGATCGTTGCCAATTATTCCTGTTAACCATTGAGGACTTATAGAATCAACCATCATTAAGTGCTGTTCTGTACGAGAAGCTGCGAGTGGTGGTCTTGCCTTATTTGGAAGTTTATATCTATTTACATACCCACATTGCATGAAATTCATAATAAGACCAATATCAATCAAACTAAATTTATAATCATAAGGTAGTGGTGGTCCGTATCCTGCTATATCACCTGCACCAAACTGTATAGATTGACGAAATGTTGAAACCAGTCTATTCCAATCTGCATTAAATCCAAGTGGGGTAAATCCTTCGTGAAAACCACGACCTTGCATAAAAAAAGGAAACATTCCAAGACCGTTTTTATATTCTTCAGTAGTTAACCATCTTGCAGAATATGTACCATCGGGTTCTTGCCAAATATGGTATTTGTTTGTTGGAATTAATCCTTTAAATTTTTTAGTTTTGAAATTTATAAAGTCTACAAATTTTTTACCCCAATCAGAGTTACCACTTGCATCTTTATTATCATAATGACCTGTGCCACTTGTACTAATACCTTGAAAATATTTTGGCATTGGTGATCCAGGTATATGTGGTCCAAATTGTGGGTCTTTGGCAATAGAAATAAGAAAAGATTTAGCGGTACTATGACTTGAATCTTTTGCACCATATGTTGGTATTCCTTTTGTTGGATTCCAAAAATATTCCCACCACGTACCATCTAATTTACTTGGACTACTATTCTCATTATTTAATTCCTCGCCTGTACTCTTCCATATCGATGATATTGGCCATGGCCATTCCCATTGCGCAAAAACAGGTATTCCAGTTGGTACTTTACTCCAACGTTTATATTGACGACCTTGTGTAATTACTTTTGCATAATCAGGTAAATCCGATGGTCTTTCTATACCAGGAACATCTGGTATATCTCTACCTTTAGTTATTTTAGAAAGTGTGTTAGATGCAGTTGGTGTTTTTACTTTAGAAATATCCTCTACTTTCTCTACTTTACCGTCCTTTACTTTAGTACCTTTTTCTACTGATTTTTCTTTTACTTTTATTTCTTTTTTACCTTCGTTTTGTGCAGTATCCGCTTTACCTTCTTTTTTCTGTTCTTCTACCGTTTTCTTTTTCTCTGGTACAGTAATCACTTCTTGTGTAGTTATCATATTGTTCGGAAAACTAACATTGTTTATTACAACAGGTTCATTTGAAGAACTAACTGGTAGTAAAATTGAAGACGCGTTTATAGTAAGTGTAACCTCACTTAATGTTATTACTGGTAAATTTTGCCTAAAAATTTCTGGTATATCGAATTTTTTAGGATTTTCTTCTACTATTTTTTTAGTATCAATAACAACATCTTTTAATTTAATTTCAGGATTTTTATCTGAAATTAACACTTCTTTTTGTTCATTTGGATTTGTACTATATTCCAATTGACCGAGTTTTATTGGTTCAGTTGAAACGGTTAATATCGTATGTTTTTCTTCTGCTTTTTCCGGTATTAAAATTCTTCTAACTTTTAATGTAGAATCTCTGTTACTCAAATTCAAATCAACAAGCGGTCTTTTATCTGTATCTTGAAAGAATTGTAATTTTTTAAGAAGATCATTCAAATCCACTTTTATGTCAACATCTTCTAATATAATAGTTTGATTTTTAACAAATCCAGCTGGAGTGCCTTCTTTTTTTTCAACCGCTCTTATAGCAGATACAGTAAATGGTGCATCTTCTATTGTAAACGATTCAATTTCTGGATCTGGCGATAACTGTTCTGGTACAACAAGAGATTCTATGGTAGCCTGTGGAAAAGTTATTGACCTAATTTTAATTGGAATATCCGACCTTTTTAGTTTTATTTCTTCAACATAAACAGTTATAACTGGCAATTTAACACTTTCAAGTGTTTCTGTTTTTCCCGTACCACTTAATTTTTTTTCTGGTATTATAATTGGTGGACCATATAATTCAATAGAATCTATCAAAACTGATCCAGTTGCATCAGCTGGTATAGTTATACTTTCTATTATTATAGGTGGCATTTTCACAGACCTTAGTCTTGCATTTACTCTATCAGTAAGTTTTAAACCTTGTATTTCTATAGGTTGAATTTCAACTTTTTCAAATGTAATTGTTTTTTGAACAACTAAGTTTGTCTGAATAGATGCAGTTGGGGTAGTTGGTGGTACAACAGCAGGTGGTACAACAGCAGGTGGTACAACAGTAGGTGGAGAAATAGGAGCAGGTGGTACAACAGCAGGTGGTACAACAGCAGGTGGTACAACAGTAGGTGGAGAAATAGGAGCAGGTGTAGTTAAACTTGCAACGTTATTATTACCAGACGTAGTGGGTGCAGTAGTATTAGTTTTTTTGTCTTTTTTTCCAGCGTAGAACTCAGCATAAATTTGTAATCTCTCGT